TTGTGGATTTGATATAGCAACTGAAGCTTTTGTGTCTTCTAAATCAACACCTGATATGTCATTTGTATATTCTACTCTATCTATTGTTGTAATTGTATTAACTCCTACATTATCTTGAATAGATCCTCCTACCGAATATTTAACAGTTAGTGTTGTATTTTGTGGAGCTAATCCATATGTACTTGTATATAGAAAGTTGGATGGATCTATATTATCAGTAGTAGTTCTTTTTAAATATTCTAATCCAGAACCAACATTTTTAGGATTTGGTACAATTTCTTCATCTGCATCAGAAGATACACCAGAACCAAATTGTAGTTCTGTTAATCCATCTTCTCTTAATCTTTTAACAAATCTTCTAGCAGTTCTTTTTAATCTTAAAATATATGGTACAGTTGATCTGTATGCAGATAATTCTGGATCATTAAATGGTATATTTGCTATATCTTCAAATACTGTATCTTGTGCTAAATAATCAACTTCTAGAAATTTATTTCCTGCTAAATCTGTTATTGAAATAATGTCAATTATATTGTTTTCTGGTAATACAATTTTATCATATGGTTTAGGATCTCCAAATTGATAAGCTTCTTCTTTAACTTCACCAGAAACCATAGTTACTTGTTTCTTAAGAAGATATCTTGCAACTTCACCGGACGAATTTAATTCATATACAGTTACTTCTGGATCTTGTTTAAAATCTATTGGCTCTACTGCTCTAAACTTTTTTCCTGTATTAGAAGATGCTTGCATGCCATCTGCTATAGATAATGCATAATCCATATCTGGTCTTGCTCCTTCTCCACTTCCTGATGCAGGAACTAATTGAAAGACATCGACTGATACATTAGATGGAGTATTACGTCTTGTATGATATCCAAACATTCGCGATAAATTTAAAATGTTAGATCCTTCTCTTGCAGTGGATAATAATGATTCTCTAAATGATTGATCTGTATAATAATTTAGAACATCTCCTACATATGCAGACATTTCAATAAACATCATACCAGGTGAAGATTCATTAAAATCTTGATAAGTTTTTGGAAAATAATTTTTTGCAAAGTTTATTAGATTTTGTCTATACTGAGCAAAATCTTTATTTAAATATTTAACTTCTTTTTTTATCATTGTCATTGATTATCTCCTTAATATCCTCCTCCACCGCCTGTACTTCCGGCAAGCATACCGCCGGCCATATCACCTGCGCCAAATACTGAACCTTGACCAAATGAACCTACTTCAGTTAATGTCTGTCCTGCATCTACTTCTGCATCTGTTACTACTAATGCATTTTCAGATAATAATATATTAATTACTAAATTAGCACCAACTGTACTTACTCTAAAACGTAATAACATTCGTATTTGATGACCTGTTTCATCTATATTCATATCAAGATTTGCTATTTCTATATAAGGTAACCAAAATGCAATATCATCACGAAGTGTATTTTCTAATGCAGTTCGTAACTGATCTGTATTGTTATCAAATAGTATTTCTCTGATTCGAGTACCAAAATTTGGTTGCATATATCTTTCACCTTTAAAAGTTAATAATAAGTTTTTTAAATTTGATATAGCTTGTTCTTCTGTTGAAAAAGTCTGACCAAAAACTACTGCACCGGATTTTGGAGTACTTGCATATTGAGCTGTATTTGCAGTTAAAGGTGTTTCTAATTGTTCTCCTGAAACATGTGAAGACTTATTAAATGGCAACGGAATTCCAATTGCCTGTTCAGGCGATTGATTGATTGGTTGATATCGATATATTGGTCTTCTTAATACTGGCATTATACTACTTTTTTACCTTTTGATTTATCTAATTTTTTCATGGCTTTCATTACACCTGAATAATCTTTTGTTATTGCATTAACAGTTGATGCAACCGCTTGATTATTCATATTAATTGGTTCACCATTAATACCTTGAGTTACTACTGAATTTGTTGGTGTCCTTGCTGCTCCAAATGAATCAGCCATTGCAGATTTAAATGTACCTAGACTAGGATAATCTGTTGTTCCTTGTGAAACTATAGGACCATCTGATGGAAGTCCAGCTGTTTCATTTAATATATCATTTAACATACTATTTTTTGTAAACTTTCGTTTAGGCTTATTAGTGATGCCTTCAGACATAGCATGTAAATCCATACCATGATTAATAACCTTTTTATGATTTACTTTTTGCTCTGTCAATATTTCTTTAACTGCAGCACGTACCTCTTCTCGTATAACTTTTCGTAATATTTTAACGAATGATTTAGAACTCATATAGTATTCTCCTTTTTAATAAATATCTATTTAATAGAAATTAGGCTATCCCAGTCCATGGAAAAGGTGGAGCAGTGACCGGTCCTGTTGGTCCAGGCATTAAACCATTCCATATTCCAGAAACTGTCATTAAATGTCCAGTAAATGCAGATTTTAATAATCGTACAGTTTGATCTGCTTCAGATATCAGAAATGCATTATTTATTTGAGATGCTAAACTAGCAGCTACTCCTGGATTGACTACTGTATTACTAGTTGTTGTTACCATACCTGGAGGTATTGCAGCCGGAAGAAATGATTTTCCAGTCCAGTATGTCACAACACCATTAGCAGCAGACATCCAAGTATTTGCAGATATTGCATTCCCTTTTCCATCAAATGCAGTTTGAAAAGATGATTTAAATCCACTCTCAATTGGAGAAGGAGCTAATCCAACACCGGTTGCTCCAGAAATAGTTGTTATCATTGCAGTTGCAACAGCCGAATGATAATATTGTGCTATAGTACTAGCTGCCGCACCTACATCAGCCGCATTCTTATCATTAAAATATTTAGTCAATTGTTGTTCAAAAGTACCCCAATTTGCGGCCATACTATTATCCTCCAGATTTCATTTCTTTTAATGCATTTTTAACTTTTTCAAAATCAGCTAAATTAACTGCTACACCGGATGGTCCTACTCCTGTAGGATGAGTCATTTTAGTAATATAATCAACTAAATCAAATAAATTTGTATATAGAACATCTAATTGCATTTGCCAATTTGGTGTTGATATTATAACATCTTTTTTTGCAGTTAATATTATCTGATCTAATTTAGAATCAAAATGTAATCGATCTGCAGATAATATTACTTGAGATTTAGAATATGATTTTGGATCGACAGCTGGTGTTATCTTTGCTTGTGATGGAGTAAATTTTTTAATCTTTTGACTAGAAGATAATATTATAATACTCTCCGAGTCTTCTTGCGATTCAATACGATATTGATTTTGAAATGGCGCATTTTTTTGTCCATTTGATAGAATAGTTATTGGCGAACCTTGTGAACCATCCCATGATGGATTTTTTCCATATTTACTAGTATTACCGGAGATACCAGACGAAAATCTAAGTCCATGTCCATGTCGGCCTTCTACTATAGTATCTCCTTCAAATATTTGTAAAGTACGCACATCATCGGCTTCAACAAAGTTTCCACCAGGAATATATGGTAAAGGCGCAGACGACTGAGGAGCTCCACTAGCAACATAATTAGAAAAATCAGCACCGGATGTTTTCTTTTTTTCTTCTATAGCTGCATTTGGTAAAGGATTTGCATTCACATTTCCATGGAAGTTTACTGGCACTGTATAATACCATGTCTTTTTAGTTGTATGTCCAGCGTTTGCAAATGGACTAGTAACTTTAAAACACGAAATATGTTCTCCTACTAATGGTACAACTTTTACATTACTAGCTGGATGTGCATATACTTTTTCAGTATTAGCAGTAAACGTTTGTAATTTTTTTACTTGTATAGTACCTAATGGCAAATATCCTTTACTCGGATTGTCCGGATCTCTTGTCCTCTTGTATGCCATCGATGTGTCCACCACTTCCATTAACGTTAGTGACATTTACTTTCTCCTCCGATTTATTTGTTTCTTTGATAGTTTTAATCTCTTCTTCAGCTTCTTCTAATAGTCGTTGTCTTTCTTCTTCGGATAATCCAAATTCATTACCATCATCTTCTTTTGAATTTGCAGATACTAATCTTTGTACTACTGCAGCTAATTTAACTAAAGCATCATCATTTTTAACCGACACTTCTAAATAATCCTTTATCATTGGTACGATAATTGATGCATCTCCAATATTTTTTATCATTGGCTCTAAACTTTTAATTAATGTATCTATTTGTCTAGATTTCTTTTTTGAATTGTGATATACATCACGCATTAAATCAGAAAAGTTTGTACCTTTAAATAATTCGAATTCTTGACTCATAATCTATCCTTTTATATAAATATGAGTATCTAGGTTTTATGATATCATAAAGCCGGATTTACGATAAGTAAGAAACATTTTTTGATAATCACGTTTCATGATATTAATTACTTTAGTAATGTTCTGAGTTTTTAATCCTGTTCTTTCTCTTATAAGGATGTAAAGAGCTTTTTTATTGAAGTTTTCTATATTTTCACGCATTCTAAATAATTCTAATATTGTATCTGCTACAACAATATCTCGTTTAGTAGTAAATATAGCATTCAAGTTTTTATCATACCAATCACACCATAAGTCTGTAAATTCTTTTAAAGACTCTTGGTGATCTGATAATGCAACTTCAGCTGATATATTTCTTCTTTC